ACTTGCGGCGCTAGTAAAGGTTACAAAATCACCTGTTTGTGCATTATGTGAAGCTTGTGTAACAGTAATTGTAGATGAGCCATTAGTAGCAGCAAATGTAGCTGCCCCTGCGGTGGATACTAAACGTATTGGTGTTACATCATAAATATTACCGCTTAATCCTTGTTGGATATAAAACTTCTGATTAGTACCAATACCTAAATAGTTATACCCGTTTAACCCAATCCAGTTCTTTAGCGAACGCCCTATACCAATATATGGCCCACCCGTGCTTACTGTACCTGTATCTAAAGTCCACCCACCAATTTTTTCAACTTGCCCAGAACGAAAACGAATCTTATCCCCAGCAAACCATCCGCCTTCGTTAGCATATGTAGTACCTTCTCGGTTAACACCGGGGCGCATCTGGAGTTTTTGTAAAGGCATTATGCCACCATTTTAAGTGCGGTTATTTCTACTCTGGCAACACGACTAAGCCAGCCACGTTCATACGTTGGGTTATTTAATTCTTTATAAAATTTTTCTTTAGCTGCGGTATATAGCTCGATTACTTCTTTAACTGGCATAGCATGAATTGCCGATATAGTAGCGTGACCTAATTCACCATCGGGTGTAGTGCCAACAGCCTCTTGCAATAATTTAATAGCCCTACCAGGCCCAGCATTAACAGCAAAATCAAACGCCATGTAGTCAATGCCATTAGGTAAAAAATCACCCTGCACTATATCCCAGTATTTGCGCTTATAAAATGGCATCACTTTTTCATGTGTTAAAGCCTTCATATCATTCCAAGTAACGGGGTGCCCCACATAAGATTCCCAATTAGCCTGAGTAACCCCCAAATTAGTAGCGCCCGCCCTACCGTCAGGCAAATGATTACCAGCATCTGTAATTTGTGTCTCAAAGCCACCTTCTTCTTTAAGAACTAAATCTAATGCGTTTTCAAAATTACTTTGCATTTATTACACCTTGTTCAATAATCCACTGTTTTAATGCTTCTAATTGCTGAGTAGTTTCGGCACATTGTTCAACAAATAATTTGTCGGGGCTGGTCTCATTAGCTCCGCTGGTGGGGTTGGGAACGCTGGACACTGTACCGCTACTGGTGTCGATGAACACGCTGTTAGCATACTTACGCTTAATATCATTAATTTTAGTTTCATAATCATCCTTTATTCTTTTACTAACTTTATCTTGCTGTACTACAATTTTTTTGTTATTAGCTTCTTGTTGTTTAGCAGCAGCTTCTATACCCGCTTTATATGTATTATACTTGTCAGCTTCATAGTTGCCATACCAAACACCGCCAATAGCGGATAAAGATAACGCAGCATAGATATAAAAACTAATTGGTAGGGGGAACATCTGGTTCGGTATCCTTTTTAGCCCATAAAGAAGCACTATGCGCACCGCTAACTAACCCTAAAGATTCAGCAAGTTCTCTAATATTAATGTCTTTAAGTTGATAAACTTCAAACCCCGCAATAAATAAAATTGCGCCTAAGCAAACAATCCAAGAAATACGCCCAATATCAAGCGTATTATTATCTTTAGTAGTAACAAGTTCTTTAATATTCATATAGTTACTTTTTATACTGTACGTTGCCACATATAGACTACAAGATATGGCGATATTGTTGTTACCGCGGTTCCTGAACCAGTATTCCCAACTGTAATCCCAGTAAACGCACTATTAATAGTTGCAGTTCTTAATGCATAAGTTGAACCTGAAACCCCATCAGGAATACCATTACTAACAATAATATCAGTTATAGCATTACTTGTATGTGTGTGTCCTGGGTCTGTAACACTATGACTATGTGATGGCAAATTGGCGGTAGAAAGCGTTGTTGTTGCTGAACCACCTGTTGACCCTGCTGTATACCCACCACCATTACCTAATAACATCTGCCCTGCGCCTAAAGCAACCCATGTACCAAACCCCAGTAATGTTGCTGGGTTAGTTGCATTGGAAGCATTCATATAAATAGAACCAACAGGGTATGCTGCTTGTACAGCTGAAGTTGTATTACCTTGCACAAATGCCGTTGTTGCAATTTTAGTTGTGTTATCCCCAACTGTTGGAGTGGGCGCAGTTGCTATACCAGTTAAAGTTGTTGTACCGTTTACAGTTAAATTAGTAAGCGCAGTTTCTGCATTATAAAAATTTGTGCCATCCCCATAAACAGCCATAGTTTGCCCACTACCAACTGTAACCCCAGTACCTGTAGCATATTTAATCTGGATACTTTGTCCACCAGATGTAGCGTTTTTAATAATATATACTTTACTTGCTGATGCTGGGGCAATTACATTACGAGTAGCCGTTAAACTTCCTGAGCTTGTTATTACTAAAACCGCGCTTCTTGATTGGTCCACTGCCCCATTATTTGCAGTTAACGTAATATCAGCATCGGTAGGGAAATTAACTGCTGGATATGTACCACCAACATAGGGACCGCCTGAAACGCCAGCAATAGCTTGTTCAAGAATAGAGCCTAATGTACCGTTTGTTGTATTACCCCAAGTACCAGCTTGGTCGCCGTTACCGATAAGTTCGGTTCTTAAGTTAGTAGAATATGTACTTGACATCTGTTATCCTTGTGTGTTGTTTACTAATACCCAATTGGTTGTATCCCTATTATCTACCGGTGTCCAGTTTGGTGTATTTATATCATTAATTGGGTTTGGCACTATGCCAGTAAAACTTAAATAACCTGCAAATGGTGCACCGCCAAATGTAAATCCTGCAAATGTAGCAATTTCATTAATTACTTGAGTTCTAAGGCCCCAACTTGGGTTTTCGTTATCATTAATTTTAATCCATCCAGCCACAAATTGCGAGTCTAGAATAGATAACGCTTCAATAATTGATGGGTTAAATTGTGCAGTTATACCTTCTGTTTCCGCTATTGTTAATACTTCTGATGCGGTAAGTGGAAAATTAGCTTGTATCGCTTCAGATTCTGCGGTGTTTATATTTTCTAGTATGGTAAAGAATAACGCAATACCAATAACAATATTGTCTGCTACCGCAATGTCTTCTGTAATACTTGATGCAAAACTAGCAACAATTGATTCTGCTTCAGCAAGTGTTATGTTTTCTGATAGCGACTGAGCAAACTGCGCGGCAAATGATTGAGAATCTGCAACCGTGATTGATTCAGCTAAACTTTCCAAGAAAGCACTAGCCTGTGTACTAGAATCTGCTAGCGTTACATTTTCTGACTGACTAGAACTAAATTGCGCTGTTATAGATTCTGAATCGGCAGGGTTTATGTTTTCCGACCTGCTTACGCTAAACTGAGCAAGTATAGACTCGGCATCAGCAAGGGTTGTTACTTCTGTTAATGACTCTAAAAAGTTAGACGCTTGGGTACTTGCATCGGCTTGTGAAATGCCTTCTACAATACCCTCAAAGAAGTTATCTTGTTCGCTTTGGACATCAAATACTTGAGAGATATTTTCTGTTATGCTAGAACTAAACTGCGCTGTTATAGATTCTGAGTCAGCTACGTTTATGTTTTCGCTTAACGATACTGCATACGCATTACCGCTTAACCCAGCAAATGTTGTACGGGCAAAGGCAGATATGCCAAACATACTACCCTATTAGTGCTGTTACTTCAGCTTGTGTTAGTCGTGTTTTCATACTAATTGTTCTGGCGTTGGTTTAGACAAAGTTGGGTGTTCCCATTTAGCAATATAGTCACCTTTGCCATCACTGTTGTTTTGTAGTGTAATTACAGTCATAAAGTCTTTATCTTCAAGGCTTGGGTAAATTGCTTTTATTTTTTCGTATAAAGTCATTATGCTGCCCTTACTAAAGATGCTTGAAAGAATGTACTTTGAGAATTTGCAACAACACTTAAAGTTGCAGAAGGATAAACATATATTTCAATATAATCTGTTGAGCCATTTAAATATATTAAAGAATTACAAATTACAGATAAAGCATAAGTTTGTTGTGCCGATGTCGCTTTAAAATTAGACCCATTTTTATATATCGAAACAACACCGTAGTTCATTGCAGTATTAAACCCAACTTGAGCCGTAACTTGATAATATCCAGCAACAGTTGGTGTGAATCTATAATTAGTAGTTGCATCAAAACAAGAAGCAGTATCAAATTCTTTGGTTTGAAATTGAACTTTAGTATATGTATTTGCTGTTAATCCTGTTTGTGCAGAACTTTGATAAGCACTAAACGCTGGGCCGTTAGTGAATTGTTGCCATGCACTCCCGTTATAGGATTCCATTGCGCCGATAGTGGTGTTAAATCCTTGTTGACCAGCTACAGGGCTTGCAGGGCGAGTAGCAGTAGTCCATGAAGGCAATGTTTCGCCATTTGTTCCATCTAGTATTAGACTCATTTTAATGTTCCTAAGAATGTTGTTATACCACTAGCCGTCATAGCAGTACCAGTAGCGTCTTGGAGGGTTGCTCCGTTGGCTAGGTCTGTTTTAAAAACTTGGTAGTCTGTGTTGTCTGGGTCAAAAATAAAACTAATCATTTGACCTTGTTCATTTATGTAATAAGCTGCATCTGCAACAGTATTTGGCTCACGAATATAAAGTTGATAAATCATAATTCACATCCTGTAAAAAGTAATGTTGCCCCTGATGTATTTAAATACATACCATAAAATGTTTGATTTGTAAGACCAGTTGTTGTTACAACAATACGAGAAGCATACAAACCTCCGTTTGCCAAAGCAATGGCAGAAGAAGCATTTATTCCATTGACGGTTAAGATTGTTGATGCACTTGCAATTAATCCAGTTGGTGCAACTCTAGGGGTTACTGAATGTTGAATAATTGGATAAATTGCAGTAGTGCCACTAGCTTGTGCATTTCCAATAAAATCTGTTGTGCTTGAACTTATTAAAGCTGGCAAGTACCGCTGACACAAAGCTAACTCTTGACCATACTGACGATACTCAAATCCAGTAGCACTACTTCCTACTTCTAGTTGAACCAGACCTAGTTGGAACGTACCGCTTGTTTGTGCGCCAACAGTAAAGACAATTTCAATACCAGTAGTTGCGGCAGATGGAATAGAAATCTGTGCGTTGTACTGGGTTAGCGTAGAAGTNACNGTAAATGTACCTGTAGCGATTTGAGTGCGAGTAGGACTAGCTAAAGTACCAAAAGTATCGGTAGTATTTGCGTAGTAAGCAGTCCAAGTTACTGATGTTAAAAGGCTGTTTGCAATATAAGCAGATAAAGTAGCAGTAGACCCAGCCATATCATAAGAATTAACTGCTTCAATACGCTGACCTACACCAATAGCTGTAACCGATGCCGCACCAGTAAATTGCAATAAATTACGGTTATTACCTGAACCAGCCACTTGTGCCATTGTCACGTTAGCACCAGTACAATAACCGTAGAATCTGTCTACAGTTGCATAGTTTAAAGCCGCACCAGCGGTAATGGTGGCAGAAGTACCTCTTTGTGCAACATACATCGCACCGTTGATAATTCTGTTCTTCATAATAGAAGCGTTACCCGCTCCCAATGAAGTATTTGCTACGCTTGACTGAATAACATCAGCCTGTACCGTTCCGTATGCCAAT